CATTATATCCCTATCGGTTCATCACGTAAAGGGTCACTTCAAAGCCAAATCTCATTTCTGTTGCTGCTGGTTTTGTCCAAGCTTTCATAGTTATTCTCCTTAATTTTGTATACACGTTATTGTGTATATGTCTACATTTTGGACTTTTTTATACACATTAACATCAAGAAAACCATGAAAAAAGGACCTGTGTTTTAAGCAGGTCCCTTAGTAGTACGTGACAGATGCTGATTAAGCAGCGCCTGTTGAACCCCACATACCGAGAGGATCTGACCAACCGAAGCTGTAACGTTCACGAGCTTTATAACGAACGTTGCCTGTATCAAAATCGCCATCCATAGATGTAGATAATGGTGTACGGACAAAGTGTTTCATGCCGTTAGGTACATCAGTTGTTAAGAAGTACGCATCGCTGTCTGTTAAGAAATGGTTAACAGTATAACCTTCTGGGATTGAACCATTATTCTTAATAGCGTTGATGTCGTTGTCAGCTGTAGCTACACGTAGTTCTGTTTCTAACAAACGAGTTGCAACGAACTGATTGCCAGGAGGAACGATTAACTTACGTGGTTGAGCAGCGATTAATAGACCACGCTCATCTGTCCATGCAGCGATTTGAATAACAGCATTTTCAAGAGCTGTTTCGTTCAAGTCAGTTGCAGTAGATTGAGTGTTGCTATTTGTGCCACCTGAAACAAGTGGGTGAGCTGTGTTAAATAATGAAACACCGTCACCACCGTCATATGAACCACCGTTGTTAAAGCCGTTGTTTAATACAGCAGCTGCTTTAACTTGTTTTGTGTAAGCCATAGCGCGAGCTAAAGCTTTTGTGTAACGTGCTGATAATGTGTCATACAAGTTATCTTCTACAGCTTCTTCAGTTAAGCTGAAGCCAAGAGCGATAGTTTGATGATTGTATCGAGCAGTCCAAGCTTCTTGAGCATTGTCATAAGCGATTGCTGAGCCTTCGTTTTTGACAGGTGCTGCTGAGAAACCTGAAAGTTTTGTTTCTTCTTCAAAACTACGTTCTGAAGTTTCTGTTTCATAAATTTCTTTATGTTCTTCGCCGTAACGTTTGTATTCGAGACCGAATAATGCGTTAAGACCTGGTAAGAGCTCCTTAAGGAGCTGTGCGCGTGAAATAGCCATGTCTTATTCTCCTTAAGTTGTTGTGCCAGTTGTTGAAAGTTGTTGATGGTATGTACCATTAATCTTAACCAACACTTCTGAGTAATAGCCAGTAGTTGGATCGACTGTTTCTGGAACAAGACCTACAACACGGAAAGGATTTGTAGCAGTGCTGTTAGCTGTGCCACCATCGATAGATGAATTAATATCACCTGTCGCAGTGTCGCCTGTGCCTGTTACACCTTGTACGTTTGTATTTAAAATAGTGCCAGCTACTGGAGTAATAGTTTGATTATTACCTGTAACAGCAACTTTAAATACTGCAGCTGGATCATTTACAACATAAGCATATACATTTGAAACACCAGATGCTGGTGCGTATTGAGCTTGTACTGTTTGACCAGATGAATTTACATATTGTACACCTACGCAAACACCAACAGTATTAATTGTACCGTGGATATCTGCAACAGGTGATATTGTACCGCCATTGACAAAGTAAACAATTTGACCGTTGTAAACAGCTTGACCGCTTGTTACAGGATACAACTGAGTTGCGCCTGCGTATGCGATGCCGTCAAAACGATTAACTGGTTTAAAGCCATATGGAGCACTTACGGTTGGATACGCCATAATTATCTCCTTAAATTATTTATATTAATTACCTTTACCAAATGATGTCGTAGACTTCTTGTCCGAAAACAATGGCATACGAGGATCATTTTGCTTCATAAAGCTGTTGTCAACTGCTTCAGCCTGCTGTCTTGCTTTATTTTCATAATGGGCTTTACGTTGAGCAACAAACTCTTCGGGCATTTTGCAAAGTAATAATCCACCAATTTCAATTCCGTCTTTAAAACGAGAATTTTGGTCGACCATTAACTTCATTTCAGGGTGGTCCGCTAATTTAACGGGTTCCCATCCTTCACGCATTTTTGAAGATACATTTAGATTATCAGCGTCGTTTAATAGACTAGTACGAATCCAGCGATATGCCCAACCAGGTGCCTTATTAAATTCTGGCAATAATGATGCAGGTTTCCAGCTCTCACCTCTTAAAAATTCGCTTCTTGCTTCTAATTCACGATCTATTCTTTTATTATCCATTTGCATTCTCCAATTTTAAAGTTTCTCTTGCATATTGTTCCGGTGTTAGACCAAATTTCTTGGCTAACGCTACTTGTGTCTTCGTCAGACGCACTTTTTTAGGCGCGGTGCTACGCGTTGCCGGAGCAACTACAGTCGAAGGTTTTGTGCGCTCGGCGGGTGTTTCCTCGTCTAGCGTTGCATCCCCAAAGTATTCTGGGAATCGTTTTTGCATCGTACCATCGATACGACGATAATATTCATCAGATGTAGGACTGATCCCACTTCTAATTAATTTCTCATGTAAGCCTAAGGCAAGACTTGTCATTTCCTCATCTTTACCAAACCAATCATTCTTTTCTTGCCAAGCAAGTGCCTTAGAATCAGGTTTTTGAACTTGAGGTTGATTTTGTGGTATATATACCTCTTTTTCGTCCTCTTGTAAAGTGTTTTTAAATTTAGGCTCATATTGTTGTGCTTGAGATAAACGAAGTTGAGCTTCATTCATTCTTTGTTGAGCATCAATAATACGGTCTTTATCGCCTAAATCATAAGCTTCACCATAGTCACGCTTAGCCATCGCTAATTGTTGCTCTAGTGAGCTTTTAAGCGTTTCAATATAAGTTACTTCGCCGGAGCTTAAAGTCGTTTTTAACTTTTTATTTTCTTCGGCGATTTGTTGAGCAAATCTAATTGCTTCTTGTCTTTCTCGGTCTGCAGCTTCTTTAGCACGTCTTTCGTCATGCCAAACTTTTTTAAGCTGAGCCATACGCTGTTTAACTCTTTCAGAATAGTCATCGAGCGTATCTTTTTCTAATTCGTCTACCACATCTTTTGGTAAAGGTTCACGACCTTTATCTTGTGGAGGTGTATCGTCTTCTATTTCAAGATCAATATCATTATCTTTGACCTTTGCTTCTACCTTAACTTCATTTTTAGGTTCGGCTTGTTTTACTTCAGTTTCTTTTTCTTCGCCAGCTTTAGCTGCTGGTATTTCATCATCATCTGGATATTCAAATACAATATCGCCGTCTTTTACTTCAGCCATTTATATATCTCCTTATGCGCGAGTGTAGCCGCGTGGGTCTTGAACCACACCTTCTACAGTATCGTCGTTAATAATGCGGAATTCTCTTCCGTGGATTTTAAATCTAGTACCTGCATATGCACGTGTTAGAACAAAATCGCCCTCTTTACACCATGGACCCGTAGGGAATCTTACTTCATCCTTATAAGCCATATCACCCACTTTAACTACAAATAAAACTACAGTGGAATGTTCTTCTATATGTTTAGTCTGTCCTGCTTTAACTAAACCACTTTCATATGTATCCGCTGCTTCTGGAATAGCACATAAAATTTTATACCCTTTTGGTTCTGGCAGTTGTAAACCTCTTTCTTCAATCGGTATATCTTCTGCTTTTACTTCATCTACTGTCGGAATATGAATTGGTCGACCATTTGCATCAACTAAATTCTTATTCATTGTGAGTATGTCACTCATCGTCATAAGTCTCCATTCTTTGTGCGAGGTCTCTAATAATACTTTCTGCTACGGATAAACCTCGTATATATCCGGTCATATTTTGGTACGAAGCAAAATCTTTTGCTGCTCCGTCTCCTAAATTTATTAATACTGTTTTGCGCTGATCATCTATTCGAGACAATAATAGCTCTAGCGTTTGGTCCATGTGTTACTCCTTGGGTTGTTGTGTTTGTTCCTTTTGTAAGTTACGTTGCATTTCAGCTTGTTCTTTTTGATGTGCTAATTGTTCTTTAGCTCTTACTGCTTCTACACCAATTTTAGTGCCTTGAAGTAATTGTTCTGCTTCAAGTTGTTTGTTATCCATAACAGCTTTAGCGCCAAGTTGAGCTCCTGCAATTCTTTCTTGAGAATCAATTCGCATCTTCTCAATTTGTACTCGCATTTGTTCTATCTCAATATCTGCTTGAGTTTTTTGTTGTTTAATTTGTAAGTCTTGCGCTTTAAGTGCCAATTCTTGTTGTTGCATTTGAATGATTGGATCTTGTGCTTGTTGCTGTGCTTGTTGTTGTTGAGCTTCAGCAGCAGATTTAGCGGCAAGTTTTTTACCAGCTTCAGCCATCACTTTAGATAATTCATATTCAACATCTTCAGGTAATGTTTCATCTGGTTTAGGTAGTGGTACACCTAATTGCTCTTCTAATTGTTTTCTATATTCAAACGCTACGTGTTCATTGATATGTGCGTACGCTGCAGCTTGAATAGTTTGAGCCATAGGATTTTGTCCTACCATTTCTAAAATCTTAGGATCTTGCATGGCTGCCATGTGAACTGCAATATGCGCTTGATGATCTTGGTATATAAATGCTTTAACAGGTTTACCGTTAATAATTGCCATATTTTCTGTAACAGGATCTTTTGGTTTTTGATCTTCAGCACTTGGAATTAACTTACCAATATTCTTAATACCTAATACTTCTAACATCTGTTTATTAAGTTCTGGTAAATCATAAATTTGTGGGTACTGTTGAGCCATTTGCATAACTGCTTGATACTGTACAACTTTCTGTGACATTGTTGCAGCATTAGGATCTGATACTGGGATAACATCTACATTATCATAGTCAGATTGTTTAGCTCTTCTATCACCAATTTCAGGTTCGTATGAATACTCTTTTGGTGTGTAATCTCTAATAATACCTTTGAGTAATTTAAACTCTTGTTTCATTGCATAGTAAATACGAGCTTGTACAGCTGACATTACTTTGAGAGTTCTTTCAAGAATAGCTAATGTAGTACCGACTGGAGCGTTCGCAGACATATCTGAAACTTTTAATCCGTCAGCATTAGCAAATGCACGACCTTCTTCGATGATTTGATTCATCAAACCTTGTAATACTTGTGATGGTTCTTTGTAAGGAAGTGGTAAGATATTGTCACGTACTGCACCTGATGGTACATCTACGTCACGCCATTCACCTGGAGCAATCGGAGTATCATCGCCTTTAATACGTAGACCTCTTGACTTCAAACCACCTGGTAAATTAGCTAATGTACCTGCATCAACTAACTGACGTAAAATCATTGTGCCTGATTTAGCAAATGCACCGATTAAATGAATTAAACCAAAGCAATAGAATCCAAAACCAGGAATATAACCATAATGTACAAAGTGTTGACGTTTTAATTTAAGTTCATCGTCTGGGTTCCAGTTACGGCGTATTGCTAAGATAGTACCTGTTCCCTTTTCAATAGTAACTACGTATGGAACTGCAATACCATCTTCGCTATCGCCATTTTCTAAATCTAAATTAACATGCATTTCGAGGATCTTATATCTGTCATCCTCTGTAGGATTAAATCCTAACTTCTCTGCAATCTTTTTCTCTGCTTCATCAATATCTAAGAACGGTTCACCAAGATCTACATCTCTATAGAATCCTGCTACCATTAATTTTCTTAATTCGTTTTTTGTCTTACGCATCACGTGTGTGACACGTTCTGCTGTTTCTAAATTAGAAGCACCATATGGAACTACAATATCTTCCGCAGGTACATACATAGCAACCTGGCGTTGTAAGTTTGGATCGTAGTAAACTTTTTTAAACGCATTACCCGCTAAGCCTAGACCCCATAGCATTCTTTCATGCTCTGGTCGATACTCAGGCATTTCATTGGTAAGCTGATAGTTCATGTCTTCTTGTACACGTTCAGCAGCTTGCTCTTTGTCTGGAGTTTGTTTACCAATGATTTGCGTTTTAACAGGACCAGCAGCGGGGAATGTCTCCATCATAGTTTCAGCTTGGAACTTAACCAGCGCTTCTGTCATTAAGGGATGATACACATTGCAGGCGCCAGCCCATGGCTCTGTTCGGTCTTCAACTTTAAGACCTAATAATTCTAATCCTTCTACGTATGTAGTTAACCAATCTTTTCTTGATTCAATATCAGCTGTATATTCGCCAACTAAATCACCAGATAATTCTGTAAGTTGACCTTCGTCTAAATCTTCTGCTAAGTTTTTATTAAACTCGTCATCATGTTCTGTACCAGGTTGGATTGTAATCTCCATACTGCCGTCTTCAAGTGTGACTGATTCTGGATTTTCAATTTCAATAGCTAGATCAGGTTGATTCATAGCCATTGCTTCTAATCCTTGTGGAGCTTGTGATAAACTTTTATCTATGTCTGCCATATGTTATTTCCTTATAATGCATATAATCTGTTTCGGGAACTTCTAAATCCTGGTATATCTTCAGGTTCATCACTAGGTAGTCTAATAAATCCACCTTGTCTAAACCGCATCAATGCTAAAGTCGTGCTATCAACCAAGTCATCATTCGCACCACTAGGAAAGTCATTACATTCTTCTATTACTTCATGAGCCCATCTTCTATCTGGTGCCCATACGATACCACTTCTAAACAAATCTGATACAGCGTTTACCCTAGATATTTTATCTTGTCCTTTACCCGGTGTAAATTCTCCGATGGGAATACCCATCCTTCGCATCTCTTGGTAGAGCGCAGCGCCGTTAGATTTCTTTTCTACTAAAAATGCATCTGGTTCCCAGTCTTTGTATTCTTGTATACAAAGTTCTTTGAGTTCTGGAAACTCCATACGTTTCTTAATTGAATTTAGTAGTATTATATTATAGTTATTGGTTTCTTCGTTAAAAAAGACGCCCCAAGTTGTTAATGCATTATAGTCAGCTCTTGTATTTGCCTCTTGTGCCGCGTCTAATGACATAATTGTGAACTCACAATCAGGTGGATTCTCGCCTTCCCATATCTTCCACCACTCTCTTTTAATTAAGGCACCCTCTTCTGACACAGGGTTTTGCATATATTGCGAATTCCAATACCTGACATCAAGCGCTGCCTTCTTACTTAATAACTCTTCTAAGCTCCAAAATTCTGACCATAAAGGCTTCATGTTCCCTTGTTTGTCTTCTATAATCGCCGGAAACTCTACAACTTCCCACTGATCTACTTCGTCATTCTTAATCATCTGGTTCACTATCTGTCCCGTCAGATCAAGCTTAGACCACCTTGTCATCACCACAATAATGGCACCATTAGGCATAAGACGTTGTAGAGGACCAGACTGAAACCACTCCCAAGCAGGGAGAAAAACATCAGGTCGCCCAAGTTTAGCATCCTGTTCAGAGTGTGGGTCATCAATGATAAAAAGATCAGCCCCGCGACCAGCGAGGGCACCACCAACACCAATCGCAAAATACTCTCCATTAAAATTAGTCCCCCATCGTGACGCCGATTTAGAGTCAGCTTGTAGTTCTACCTGTGGAAATATGTCTTTATATGCGTCACTACCCACGAGGTTACGCACGCGACGACCAAAATTAACTGCCAGATCAGCTGTGTGAGATGCCATAATGACCTTTTTATGTGGGTATTTGCCAAGGAACCATGCCGGCGCAAGATATGAAATAAGCTCCGATTTACCGTGCCGAGGAGCAATATTAACGATAACTCTTTTCTTTTTGCCAGCGGCAATATCCTCAAATATCTGTGCAAGTCTTTTATGATGTGCTCCTACCATATACCCTGGGTATACGTGTCTAATAAATTCTAAAAAATTATTCTTACCATGCTCTTGCGCCCAGTTCTTTTTAAATATCCTAAGCTTAGCTAACGCTTCTCTTTTCTGCTCTGGATTTAACTGCGGCACAATCAGCATTAACTCCGCCGCTTTCTCCGGGGTTAATCTCTCCTCACTCACCGCTGTCCGTCTCTTCCTCTACTATCTCCGCCTCAATGGTTTCTGGTGCAGGTTTTAAGAGTCCTTGAGCTTTGAATTCATTAAGCATACTTAATAACTCTTTTTCTACCTCTTCCATTGTTTCTACTTTATGTGTCACTTCGGTTTTCTTCTTGAACGCGTCGACGCCATCGATTTCCCCAATAGAACGAAGTGCTGCTATTCTTTCTTTGTAACTTTCTGAGTGTTCGACCACGTCCACTAATTTATTTAACACATATAATTTTAGTTTTGCTAAGTCATCTACGATCATATGGTTGTAAGTTCCTACAAGTCCCCCTAGGTATGCCATGGTTTCATTTGCGTATTGTGCAAATTCCTGCTTTTTCTGTGGGTTTGTTACCATATCCCGCGCAATTTCTTCTGCGTCTAATCTTTGTTTTGCGTCTGGTGCAATTTCTTCCCCAGTAAGGTCACTCATTTCTTTAATTGTAGTTGCACGAAGCATAACTTCGTCTTCATTGCTCATACTTGGTAGAGCTTCATGAGAATTTTTGGGTAAAGGGACGTTTTCTTCTATATGCGGAATAATGACCACATCGGAAGGTGAGTCTTGAGGTTCTATAGTTTGTTCTTGCATGTGTCGCTGTTACACCTTTGAAATTATTTGCAGCTAATTCGTCTATTTTATACTATTTTGGAACTTAGTCGCAACTTTTTTAGTATAATAATCATATGATAACCCTACTTTTTACACAGTCTGATATGGCTCTTATTATTTTAACCTGGTCTTTCTAGTATGGCTACTAAGTGCAGAACGCCTACTGGGTCAACACCAAGTAAAACTAAGTCTTACACGACTCTGACTTCAAAAAACCTAGCTCACCTATATGACATGGCATGCAAACTGCCACCTTTTAACAAACTGAAGATGCCTAAGTCCAACAAAGTTAGATTCGTAGTGATTAAGAATCCTGGTATTTATGGCTGTTTTGACGAAGTTTTGATGGAGATACATATTAGTAGGAATGCATGTGGTCACTTCACTACTATCTTCGCAACCTTGTTACACGAAATGGTACATCTCGCACTATATATAAAGAAAGATCCTAAGTTCCATCTTCATGAAGAATCGTTTTTGAAGTTAAAGGCGGTTTACTCCGAAGTCTACTCTCTAGATCCTAAAGCAATATAAAGTAAACACCTTATACACTTGACACTTACTGACTCTGTTGACCAGGTGTGAGAGGTGTATAAGGTTTACCCAGCACCCTACGGGTACCTCGTGGGATCAGACCCACTTCGTATTATACTCCGTTTTTATTCGTCGTCTAGTTACACTTAGTGTAACCTTTTGTTTTCATTCTTTGCCTGCCAAATCTAGTACTGAGTGAAACCCAGGCAAATCCCTTTATAATCAAGCACATACTCGTGCAAATAAGTCTTTTTTTTGTTAGCCATATCATACATTTTGATGGTTTATATAGGGTAAAGTGAGCTTTAACACACATTATTCTGGTTGATATATCACTTTTTTCCGTTTAATTTCTGTAAGTCCTTGATATTTCAAAATTTTTTGTAGAAATTTTTTTGCGAAGCCCTTTATTTTGATGACGGGGGGTGTTTGGATTTTGACTTTTTGCAGATTATTTGTGCGGATCAAAGTGTAACGAAGTCGAGCGGAGTCCCAACTTAGTTTGGGGTGGTGGGTACGGGGTAGGGTTACGGGGTATAACATTGTTTTTAACCTAGTAAACCCCGCTTGAAACTTAGTAAACTAAAAAGCTTTATAAAACAATGATGTTACAGGGTTACTTAGTACACCGCGCGAATGTAACACGGTTAAAGCTTTGTTTATACTAAGTAAATGCGCCGTGTTACAATGTTACAAAGAAAAAATAGGGCGCCCCCCCTGTAAAACTTTGTAAAACTTAGCGAACGCGCCCCCTCTTTGTGCAATGTAATACCCTCAAAAATAAAACCGATCACTATATAAAAATAGCTGTAACATGTAACAATTGCATCAAAACACTAATAATAATAATAAATAATAAATATAATATATTATATAAAACAATGACTTAGTAAAACATAACCCCGCGTAAAAACCCCGTTTTTTGTATTTATTAGTAAACCGATATCCTGTAACGCCTGTAACACGTTATAAAACAAAGACTTACCGCATTTTAAGCCCTAAGTTTACTAAAAACCTGTAACATTTTTTAACTTAACCCTTACTTTTTTACTTTTACCGCGTTTATAAGGTGTAATACATTTTTAATTTAAAAAAGGGTTTTTAACATGGTTACATATGCGCAAGGTTTACTAAGTTTATACATAGCGGGTTTAGTGTTAGCAATACCGATCATTATTCACGGCGTAAAACATGAAATTAAAAGACGTAAAAACCTAGCATTAATTAAAGCTTACTATAAAACAAAGTAAAACCTAGTATTTTAATCAAGTATTACGGGGCGCTATTTGGCGCCCTTTTTGTTTTTACTTAGCGCGAATAAAACCCCTATTAAAAATAATTAGTAAAATAATAGTTGACATATAAAAAATTAAGGGTATATTAATAAACACCCTAAGCAATAACGGGGTTATTAATTAAAACTATAAAAGGGGTAAAAACATGACTGACTATCAAAAAATGATTAAACAAATAAACCGTAATAAAAATTTGGCGCTAGGTTTTGCATTCATTCCCGCGCTATTATTCCCGCTCGCTTTCGAGCTCATTATAAACGGGGGCGAGATCATCGCTCTTTTAACCGGTCTTTTTTACGCTGTAACCGGCTTTTTATCTTTGTACTTTTCTAATAAATAAGGGGTAAAACTATGCTTAATAATGATATCGCGCAAAATATAACCAATAAAATTTTATCAGAGCTTGAAAAGGGCGTCGCCCCATGGGTAAAACCATGGAATGCCGGCGACGGTTTACCGTTTAATCCAGTAACAAAAAACATTTATAACGGCGTAAACTTCTTTTACTTGTCACTCTTACAAAGTACTGGCGAGCATGGCTCGAGCAATGAATGGCTTACATATAAGCAAGCGCAAAACATAGGCGGGCAAGTAAGAAAAGGCGCTAAAGGGGTACAGGTTATTTTTTATAAACCGCTTGAAGTAAAAGACAAAGAATCAGGCGAGGCAAAAAAGATTCCAATGCTTAAAAGTTATACTGTATTTAATCGTGATATGGTCGACGGCTTACCCGAGCAAGTAAAAAAAGAGGTTAGCGAATTCGAGGTTATGGAATCATGCGAACAGTTTATTAAAAACACTCGCGCGAAAATTCTACACGGCGGGGCTAGGGCTTGCTATATACCCTCACTCGATCAAATAAACTTACCCGAAAAGACAAGCTTTAATACAAGCGCGGATTATTATGCAACGGCGTACCATGAATTGATTCACTATACAGGCTCAGAAAAAAGGCTAGCACGCTTAAAAAATGACGGTTTCGGCTCGGAATCTTATGCCTTTGAAGAGCTTATCGCGGAATTAGGCGCTAGTATGTTATGCGCATATAACGGAATTGACGCGCAATTACAGCATGCGAGCTATATCGATTCATGGATTAAAGCGTTAAGAGGCGATAAAAAATTCATCATAAGCGCAAGCGCCAAGGCTCAAAAAGCTGTCAATTATTTATTAAACGTAACCGAGAGCGAGGCGGGCGACGATGAATAACAAAATAATAAAAGGGGCGCTTTATATTGCGGGCGCCCTATGGTGTTTATTTTCTTTTTGGTGTTTTTTAATTCTTATCATGGGGGCTTAATATGAAATCGAGATATTACACGGGCGAGGCATTTAATTTAATGATCGTAATTTATTTAGCTGTAATTCTTTTAACAATGTTTATATGTTTATAGGGGGCGAGTGAGTATGTTAAAAAATAATAGAGTCGAGAACGTAACAAAAAACTTAATAAACTTAGCACGGATTCAATGCATCAAGTTTTTATTAATAACAATGAATGAGGGGGGTAAACAAAATGTTATTTGAATTTTATTTTGAGGGTAAAAAACCTAGCAAGGCGCAAGTTAAAAAATGCGCGATTAAAGCAATTAAACAAGGTTACCCATTAATTGAAATATCATGGGGCGAAAATTGGATAGCCCTCGAAAATACCCTAGGGCGTATTACAGGGCGAGGTTGGATTAAAAACATAGGGGGCGATGATCTCGCTAAAGAATTAAACGGGGGCGCGCTATGAATTTTTGGAAGATAAAAACATTTAAAACAATTGAGGCAATGAATCAATGGCTAGAAAAGAATCACGGCTTTATTGAATTCAACGAGCTATATATAAATAATTTATACGGCGTCGAGTACCGTAAACTTAAAATAATTTATTAAAAGGGGTTTAATCATGGGTCAATATCACAAAGTTTATAACGTAGATAAGCGCGAATATATCAACGCGCACGGAATCAATAACGGCTTAAAACTAGTTGAGCAAATAGGGCACGATATGAGTACATCAACGGCGCTTTTTCTTTTACTTGCGAATAGTAACGGGCGGGGCGGGGGCGATGTACGCGAGCATGCTTTAATTGGTAAATGGTCAGGTGATCGCATTGTAATACAGGGCGACTATGCGGAAGAGGGCGACCGAGGATTTATAAGCGATCGCGAGATCGACGGCTATTTAGATATAAGTAATGACGTATTAAACATGTTACGATCAACGATTGAAGGGCGATAAAATGACTTATAAATTATTAAGCGTCGACGCGGATACAAAAACAATTAAGGGGCGTGAGATTGGATTCTTAACGGGCATTTTATATCTAGCGCCGTATGATTTAAGCGGGGTGAATCTATGCCCTTTCGCTAAGGTTGCTCAGTGTCACGTCGCTTGCTTAAATACAGCGGGGCGAGGCAATTTCGAGAACGTTAAAAGCGCAAGGTTACGCAAGGCAAAATTATTCAACGATAATAAACCCGAGTTTTTTACTCAGTTAATCGAGGATATTCACAAGCTAAAGGCGCAAGCTAAAAAACAAAATTTACAGCCGGTTGTACGATTAAACGGAACGAGCGATATCGAATTCGAGAATATAAAAGTAGCGGGCGAGTATACGATATTTGATTTATTTCCCGATCTACAATTCTACGATTACACCAAAAACCCGAATCGAAAAAATTTACCGGCAAATTATGATGTAACCTTTTCTTACTCGGGCGTCGATTCATTCATTAAGTTTAATAGGCAAGCGCTTAAAAACAATATGCGAATCGCGACGGTGTTTAAAATATTGCCGGCTCAGTTTTTAGGGCGCGAGGTTATCAACGGCGACGAGCACGACGCGAGATTCATAGAGGATAAGAACGTCATTATAGGATTGAAAGCGAAAGGCAAGGCACGACAAGACAAAACAGGCTTTGTGATCGCTTAGTATGTACTTTATATTTGAATCAATTTACCCCGTGACTTAGTGTCACGTCTCGAGCATGGATTAAAACCCCATGCTCTTTTTTTATTTTGGAAGGCGAGGCTATAAAGAAAATGAAACCAGTGACAAAGAGGGCTAGTGAGGGAAGAGGCATAGTCATGACAGGGAAGAGGCATAATCAGAGGGCGAGTGAGAGCTTAGCGCGAATGAAACCCCTATTAAAATTAATTAGTAAACAAAGCTTGACATGTTAAAAATAGAGGGGTATATTGGATAACACAGTTAAACATAGAGGGAGGTTGAGTATGAACTTATTTAATGAAATTAATATAGTTACAAAACAATTATACGGAGGGCTAAACATGAAGGAGTTTTGGTATGAAGCGCTAGATAAAAAGGGTCGTCGACTAGGTTTAATTCATGCTAAGAACGAAGAGCATGCAATGGAAAAAGCACGCCATGAGTTCGGATTAGCGGTAATTGAGGTTGAGTACTTACCGGATGAGGAGGTCAGATAATGAGTAATAAATTAGAGTTAGATGATGTGTATAGCGTTGCCAATGATGTGTATTTTGAAGTCATTAGATATTTAGGTGTTTATGATAAATGCGTAGAGGATGACCCCGATACTGATGGAACAAGGAACACAGAATACGGAAGAGATTTATATTACTTAATAGAAGATACTATTAAAGACACGCTTAAGATAGATGAGGAGGATGAGGAAAATGAATAAGTATAAGTATTGGTCAACAGAAAAGTTATTAAGATTATTAAATGAAATTAATTGGAGGATAGACCATACAAGTTATGGCATGAATGATATTAACTTTCGAAGCGCAGTAGAAAGTATTTTGTATAACAGGGGGATAAGATGAACCGAGCAGATCAAATATATCACAAAGTATTAGACGCTATGCAAGAAGCAGAAGAAATAGGAGGAGTGCATACACCTAAACAATATCAAGACTTGATGCAACGGATTGAAAATACAGCACGGGTCAGGTTTTATAATAGTGTAGATTTAGAAAGAGAAGAATTACGAGACACAATAAAAGATATAGAAAGACATAGAGACGCAATGATAAAAATAGCAGGAGTAAAACTATGAGTGATGATTTTGATGACGGCTTGACGTATTGTGTTTATTGTTATGACGCAGTGCCCGAGTGGAAAGGCAGTTGTTGTGGGGAGAACCATTTTATGACAGGGTTTGAAATTAAAAAACACGAGAAAGAACTAGATGAGATAGATAAAAGAGTAAAAGGGGCAAGTCAATGAAACAACATAAATGGCATAAAGAAATAAAATTAAATGATACACAAGGACATATTTTATCTTTTACAATTATTTTTGGAAGTTTAATAAGTGCTGTATATTTTTTTGGTGGCTGGGGAATGTTTATTTGGTTTATGTTTGCATTAGCTATATGTGCGTCAGGAGGATAAAATGAAACAACATAAATGGCATAAAGAAATAAAAGCATGGGCTGATGGTGCAGTTATTCAAGCAGATTTATCTGAAATAAATGAACAGCCTCTTTGGACAGATATTAAACACCCTAGATTTGAAGAATCTACAAAGTATCGCATTAAACCACAACCTAAAGAGCCACAATATTTAGATGTATATTTTGAATATGCAAAAGGTAATCATATGTTTACTACAGATAAAGAGTTTAAATCATATTATGATCATACTGATTTTAGATATATAGGCAAAATTAAACTAGAGGAGACAGACTAATGGCAGAGTTCGTAGCAGTATTTTTACTTTATACATTCAAAGCTTCATGGCAATGGTGGGTAATTTTTGTAATCTTAATTGGCTTAGAAGCTTGGGCTGAGTATAGAAAGATTATGAGAACTTGGGCGTTACAAAAGAAAGCTAAAGCATCCCCAAAAATTTGGACAGGTGAAGAAGTTTAATTGACTAAGGATGAAAAGAAACACTTGGATCTTCTTAGTCAGCTTGGTTGCGTTGTATGCTCAAGGCTTGGCTACGGAGCGACTCCTGCGGAAATACA